TTCGTAATAAGACTCTCAAAGCAGTTGATATGTATCTAAAAAAACCTAAAGACGAAAGACGACCTTGTATATTCGTATTAGATTCTTTGGGTATGCTTTCTACTAATAAAGAAATCACAGATACACTCGCCGAGAAAGATACTCGTGATATGACTAAGGCACAACTGATTAAGGGTGCCTTTAGGATGTTGACTCTTAAGTTGGGTCAGGCAAATATTCCTATGATAGTTACCAATCACACTTATGAAAGTATGAGTCTTTATGGTGGTAAACAAATGTCAGGTGGATCTGGGCTGATGTATGCATCATCTACAATCGTATACTTATCTAAATCAAAAGAGAAAGATGCTGCCGGTAAGGAAGTTATTGGAAATATTATCAAAGCAACAACAAAGAAATCAAGATTAAGTAAAGAAAATAAACAAGTTGAAATTCGGTTATTTTATGACGAACGTGGACTTGATAAGTATTATGGACTACTTGAACTTGGTGAGATTGGTGGATTGTGGAAAAATGTTGGAGGAAGATATGAAATGGGGGGCAAAAAAATCTATGGTAAAGATATATTAAAAGACGTAGATAAGTATTTTACTCCAGAAGTAATGCAAGCACTTGACGAAACTGCACAAAAAGAGTTTAGTTATGGAAGCTCTTAATGAATTAGTTCAAGTATATGAGAATGCATTAGAAGAAAGTGTATGTGATTTTTTGATTGATGTGTTCGAAGAACATTCAAATAAACAAGAACGTATAGAAAATGAAAGAAAACCAAACTTTACTCAATTTAATCTTACAGAAAATTGCAAATTAACAGAAGAGATTGAGCAAGTTCACAATCATCTTATTCAAAAAACATTTCAATATCGCAACGAATATTACGAAATGGTAGACAGAAGAGTTTTTCCAAAAGAACACGCATTTGAGCAATTTCGAATTAAACGTTATAATAATGATGGAAATGATGAGTTTGATACTCACGTAGATGTGGTTGATTATGAAACCGCAAGAAGATTTTTGTCTTTTATGTGGTATCTTAATGATGTCGAAGAAGGAGGAGAAACAAGACTTGTAGATATGATGGTAAAACCAAAGAAAGGAAATCTTCTTGTGTTCCCTCCACTTTGGATGTTTCCACATTCTGGACTAATTCCAATTAGTTCGCCAAAATATATTATTAGTACGTATTTACATTATAAGTAATGGAAAAAGTTGAAACTACTATTCTTCGCAATCTTCTTTTTAATAATGAATATTGCAGAAAAGTATTACCTTTTATTAAAACGGAGTATTTTGAAAACCTTCACGAGAAAGTAGTTTTTGAAGAGATTTGTAAGTTTATTGTTGCTTATGAAGAACTTGCTACTAAAGAAGTTCTTTTAATTGAAGCTGAAAAAAGAACAGATATTACAGAAGATACTTACAAAACTATTTGTGATTATGTTTCAAAACTTGATGATGGACACGCAGATTTAGAATGGGTAACTGATACTACCGAAAAATGGTGTCGCGATAGAGCAATTTATCTTGCTTTGATGGAAAGTATCAAAATTGCTGATGGTCAAGATGAAAAGAAAAACAGAGATGCAATTCCAAGTATTCTTCAAGAAGCATTAGCAGTTGGTTTTGATAATAATGTCGGGCACGATTATTTAAATGATTTTGAGAAACGTTATGATTTTTATCATAAAAAACAAGAAAAAATACCATTTGATTTGGATTATTTCAATAAGATTACAAAAGGTGGTATACCAAATAAAACACTCAATATCGCTCTTGCTGGAACTGGTGTTGGCAAATCTTTGTTTATGTGCCACGTTGCTGCTTCTGTTCTTTTACAAGGAAAGAATGTTCTCTATATAACTCTTGAAATGTCGGAAGAAAAAATTGCCGAACGTATTGATGCAAATCTTTTAAATATTAATATCAAAGATATTGAAACACTTCCAAAAATAATGTTTGAAAGTAAAGTAAATGCTATTGCAAAGAAAACACAAGGAACTTTAATCATTAAAGAATACCCAACTGCTTCGGCACATTCGGGACATTTTAGAGCATTATTAAATGAATTGCAATTGAAAAAATCATTTCGTCCTGATATTATTTTTATTGATTATTTGAATATCTGTGCTTCTTCAAGATATAAAGGTAATCTTTCGGTTAATTCTTATTCTTATATTAAATCAATTGCTGAAGAATTAAGAGGGCTTGCGGTAGAAATGAATGTTCCTATTTTTAGTGCAACACAAACTACTCGTAGTGGTTCTACAAATTCTGATCCAGATTTGACTGATACTAGTGAGTCTTTTGGACTTCCTGCAACTGCTGACCTTATGTTTGCCTTAATATCCACAGAAGAACTTGAGGGTTTGGGACAGATTATGGTAAAGCAACTTAAGAACAGATATAATGATCCTACTGCAAATAAGAGATTTGTGATTGGTATCGATAGAAGTAAAATGAGACTTTATGATGTAGAACAAAACGCTCAAGATGGTATACTTGACTCTGGTAAAGATGAAGAGTATAATGATGAAGAAAGAAAACCCAAAAAATCATTTGAGGGATTTAAGTTTTGATTTATTATTCAGTATTTGATAGAGATGGTAAAAAAATCGTTGATTGTAATAATATTAAAGACGCGATAATGCTTGTCGAATTTGATAATACCAGAACATATCGTCAAATGAAACATATAAATCCACAGACTGTTAATGTTCCTTACATTAAGTTACCAGATGATTTAAGACTTTCTGAACAAAAAATCCTAATCCAATGTGATCTAGAACCTTTTATTGTATGACTATTTCAATTCAAAAAGAAAACCTCTCTGATGGAAGCATTGAGTATACTATGACCCAAGTTATTGATACAAAAAAATATATTGAGTTTGTTCGTGAAACTACAAGTAAAGCAAGTAGCGATTTTCCTTCTTTACTTTCTCGTCTAACTGAATTAGAAGTTGGAGATGCGGATGTCCCTCGTCTTATGACTGCTGCATTTGGAGTGAGTGCCGAGGCAGGAGAACTCGTAGAGATTATAAAAAAAATATTCTTACAAGGAAAACCATATAATGAAGAAAATATCATCCATATGAAAAAAGAGGCAGGAGATATTCTTTGGTATATGTCTCAACTTTGTATTGCTCTTGATACTACTTTTGAAGAATTGATGGAAATTAATTACCAAAAACTATCAGCAAGGTATCCAGAAGGAACTTTTGATATTCATCGTAGTGAAAATAGAGTAGAGGGGGATTTATAATACCCTAATATTCTAAATATAAGAATATTGGGGTATTTTTTGTGGCAAATATAAATGATTCGATAGGAAAATATGTTGAATATTCAGTTGCAAATAATTTAACACCAAATCAAAATTTTGTAACTGAAATACAAAATCATAAAACTATAATATCTCAAACATCTCCAAATTATAATTTTGGCATTCTTGATAATAATTCAAAAAATATTTCTGATAAAATTTTAAATTATATAAAAACAGATAGAGCTGGGTCTAGTATTATAAATTTAACTATGACTGGGCAAAATTATAATTTCAAATCAATCAATCCATATTTTGATAATAATAATCCTAGTGATATTCTTTTGGAATTGAACTTAAACAGTCAATTTCAAAAATATCTTGGCATATCAATAAAAAACCAGATTAAATCACCAAAAATCGTAAAAATTAATCCAGGAATTGGTGAGTTGTTAAGATATTTAGGAAGTAGTAGAGATAGTCTATATCGCAATATTGTCCCCAATATAATATCAAAATATAAGTTAAAACCACTCGAAAAAGGGAGAACGTGGTATTCAAAATCTGATGTTAATGTTAATGCTGAAACTAGAAAAACATTCAAACAAGCAGCAAACGATGTTAAATCTTCGTATAGAGACGAAATTTATTCTTTATTAAATACTAAAATAACACAAGACCAAGCTGGTTTTAAAAATTATATTCTTGAAGATACTTTACGATTAATTAATCTTCCCTTTTATATTATTGTAACTAATCTTCGTAGCCCATATGAATCTATGCAGGACGAAGAGATAAATGATATTTTGAGTTCAACTATTAGTGTATCAAAACGTAGTAATTTTAGCATTTTAATTGAAAAAAATACAGAAAAACTATTTTCTATTGGAATAAAATTTGAATCTTCATCGGATATGACTAGTTCTATCAAGTTAAGAATTGGATAAATATAAGAATAGTAGGGTATTTTTTTATATGAAAACTTTTAAAATATTTTTAGAGAATGCAGCAGAAAATCTTGCAGCACTAAGAGCAAATAGTGAACAACGTAAACAAGAACTACTGCAACAAATTGCTACTCGAAGACAACAAAAAAAAGAAGATAAAGAATTGGAAAATACGATAAATAAAGAAATTGAAGAAAGAGAAAAAGCAAAAGCAAATATAAGAAGACAAAAAAGATAAGATAAATAACTAGAAAACCTAGTATAAATGAAGACATTTGCTCAGTTCATCAAAGAAGCTATAGAGACTCTTGCTTCCACAGAAGCAAAGAATAGGGGTCTTGTGGGTGATGGGCACGGAGATTGGTACGACAATAAAGGAAAATTAATCGCAAAAACAGTAAGTGGAAAATTAAAATATTTCGGACAAGGAAGTGGAGATACTAAAGATAATGAAATCGTACCATCACAAAAAGAAAAAACACAAGCAACTACAACTAAATCAACTCAAGTTGTAAAGGACGAAGAACAGCAACAAGAACAAGTAAAGGGTATTGTAATTTTACTTGGCAGATTTAATCCTCCATCCAAAAATCACGAAGCATTATTAGCAGCAGGTTATTCTCAATCAACAAGACGAGGTTTTGAATATCGTATCTATCCAAGTCGTATTCAGGATGGAGATTTAAATCCACTTAATTCTCAATTAAAGATTTCTTATATGAAATCTATGTTCTCAAAGTATGCAGATTATATTGTAGATAGTGATAGCATAAAAACAATTTTTGATGCTTTGGGTTCTGTTTATAGTGATGGATTTACTGATGTTGTAATTGTAGTTGGACAAGATAGGTTGGGAGAATTTCAAAGTTTAGCTCATAAGGGCGAGGGGCAAAATTATCAGTTCAATAATATTGAAGTAGTTTCATCTGGAGTAAAGGACCCCGATAGTGATGTAGAAAGTATTGGTTCTTCTGCAATGATGAGAACTGCTGCTGCTATGAATGATTATGAAAAGTTCTCAAGTGGATTGCCCCCATCTATGAAAATAACTGAAAAGGAAAAAATGTTTAATTCCATAGTAAAATCTATGAAAGTCACCGAAAGCACTCAACTTTGGAAAATAGCACCAGAATTGGATGTTAGCGGATTGAGGCAAGATTATAAGAATAATGGACTATTCGAAGTTGGGGCATTAGTCGAAAATCAAAATACTGGACTACAGGGAAGAATACTTCGTCGTGGTTCTAATCATTTGATATGCGTAACAAAAGAAGGAATAATGTTCAAGTCATGGTTGAAGGATGTTCGTGAGGTATATGAAGTTGGAACTTGCGAATATAGAGCATATACACAAGAAATGACACCGGGACAACCAGTAGTTTCTTATACTGATGTTCTAATTAAACCCACAACACCTAAAAAAAATATAAATACCAATAAACTAGCAAAAGTAAAATGAGAAATTGGAAAGAAATTGTAAATGAAAGATATTATAGACCAAATGAAGTTCTGCCAGGCGGAAAAACCCCAAATCAAAAAAATAAAAAGAAGTCTAAGGAATTTTTAAAATCAAACGAAAAATATAAATCATCATCTTATGATGATGATGGTACGATGGAAACTGGCACAGAAAGAGCAAGTAGATTGAGAAAATCATATGAAGCTTCTAAAATTTTAAGAAAAGCATCAAAAAGAAAAGATAATAATTTATCACCAGCAGACTTAGAATTAAGAAAGAGACTTCAAAAAACAAGAGAAGATTCGGAAAAAAGAAAGAAAGAATATATCGATTGGGTTATGGATAGAAATAAGAAAAATGAAAAGAAAAATAAAATAAAACAATCACTTGGAGGCATTAAAACCCAAATGATTTCGGACAAAGATAAGGAAGGCACGGCATTATCAAAAATTGTGGGGAATGTGGGTTCTGCTGCTCTTGGAGTTAGTGGTGCTGCATTTCATGGCATAAGAGCATTAGCAGCAAGAAAAAAAACAGAAAACACAATGTCTTCTAAAAAACCAAAAAAAAGTGGCATTATGGGAGGAAGACCACCTGGAAAAACTGAAAAAAAAGAAAATTATTCACCAGAACCAAAACCACAAGCATCATCAGTGTTCAAAAAACCTGTTAGATACATTACTTCCCCCTATGGTACTATTGGAAAACAAGCCAGGAAGATCAAAAGTGCTAAGGATGCCCCTTCTTATACAGGTCAAAATGCAAGTAACATCCTTACTAAGGTCGGAAGAAACAACTATTATCCAATAACTCGTCTTAGTGGTTCAATCATTAAAGCCAATGAAGAATATTCCAACTGGAGAGAAGAACTTTTAATTGAAGTAGACGAAAAAGATAAAGGAAAAAAAAAAATAATTATAGACGTAATGAAGGGAAAAAATATAATTAAGTTGAATCCAGAAGATAAAAAGGTAAATGAAGAATCTGCTGCTTGGCAGAGGAAAGCAGGAAAAAATCCTAAGGGTGGGTTAAATGCAAAAGGAATTGCTTCGTATCGGAGAGAAAATCCAGGTTCAAAACTATCAATGGCGGTTACCACTCCACCATCAAAATTAAAACCAGGTTCAAAATCTGCAAATCGTAGAAAATCATTCTGTGCTCGTATGGGCGGAATGCCTGGTCCTATGAAAGACGAAAAAGGTCGTCCAACTAGAAAGGCATTAGCACTAAGAAAGTGGAATTGTTAAATTTAGGTAAAATCACTAAATAAAATAGGAACATTTCACCTAGAGGTTATTATGTCAGTCGCAATCGTATGGGCATGGGTATCATCTAATCAAGCACTTATCGCAACTGTATTATTTGCAGTTTCGGAAGCACTTGGAGCAAATCCAAAAATCAAGGCTAATGGTATTCTTTCACTTATTCTTCTACAAGTTCAAGGACAACTAAAAGCAAAAGGCGCAAAAGATATTACTCCTTGAGAGTAATTATAAAAAAAACTCAATTTATTAAATTATAGTGAATTTTTTTGAAAAATTCACTATATATAAAATAGATTTACTGGGGAGTAAATAACTCCTCATTTTTTATAAATACTTTTAGGAAAACTTACGGAAGAAAAGAATGGCACTCTGGGGCATCTCAACAACAACCGAAACTGCGGCAAATAATTATAACATTCCAAAGTTTATGCACATCGTTGACAAAAACATTACAGGGCATAATGTTTTTGCTGATGGTCGAGGATGGATACACAGACACTACAAGAGTTCTGAAAACTCTGGAATTAGCACCAGGTATTGTGATGAGATTTTAGTTCCTATTGCTGGTCTGAATACTACTGGTATTAGTTCAAATACTACAGGACTCGGAAATGCTACTCCAGTAGCAGTTTTCTTCGAAGACCCAAACAAGGCATCGTCAATTTCTGTTGGTGGTGGCGGAACTACCGGTATTGCTACTAATACTACTGGACATGTTCATCTTGTTTATAATGAACTGGTTTATGTTTCTGCCGGAGCAACAGTTAGAATTCGTACCTTTGATGCTAATAATGCAAATGAAAGTACTGCAATTGTTGGGACAGCAGCATCAGTCGCACCTGGAGCACCAGTTGTTAACTATGTAAATGGCAACGGATTGACTGTTTTTACAAATTACAACGGACAAATCACCAACAGAGTAGCATTTGCCTTTACTTCACCAAATTCAGTTCTTACTGCAAACGTTCCATTCACAACATCAGTAACTACGACAGGACAAACTGTTGCGATTGGTGGAACTAATATCTTTGTTGACTCAGTAACGGGTGTTTCTATTGGAAGTTCACTTACAGTAGCAGGTAAACTTACAAATGTTTCTGTTGTTGCTGTTGGAACTACTTCTGTTCAAATTGGAACAGCAAGTACAATTGCTTCAACAATTACTGCAGGACTTGGAGTTACATTCAGTACTAGAACAAATGCTACAAAGTTGTTTATTGATATGGACAGAGGATTTATTGGTGTTGGTACTGATGGTGCAACTGGTGTTGGTATTATTAGTTCCTTTACTTCTGATCTAATTCGCCAAGTAGGTGGTGCTGGAACTTATCTTTCTGTACAGAATGATAGAGTGACTGCTGTTGGTCTTGGAACAACTACATTAACAGTTAGATAATATACAATATGAGATTTGATGAATTGAATGAAGAAAACTACATAATCTTTGCGATTAAACATTATGAAAATCCACAAGCAATTACGCAAGAGGATTTTTTTGAAGATATGAAAAGATTTAAGTGGATTAAACGACTTCTAAACAAATATAAAAATACCGGTGATTTAAATACTCATTTAATCATTAATCACTTTATGTCTCTTTATAATGTATTTGGAGAAGCTACAACACCTTTATTGTTTTATAAAATTAATAAAGAACTTTGGGGTGTTTTAAAGACTTTTGTTTTATAT